ACCTTTCCATATTATTTTTAAATTAAATTTGGTTTCCAAATACGTAATGTAGGAAATTAATTTTCCGGAAATATCAATATCAAAAATTAACCATTTTTTATTTTTTATTTCATGATAAAGATGGTTCGCCATAACATTATAAAAATCTTGGTAACTAATTCCTGGATTTGGATCAATATAATTATTTATCATTACTACTCCAGTAACCTTACCATCACGAACAGTTTCCATAGAACCATCAGTATTGGTAACAATTTTACCTACTATTTTGGCAACAGTATCGGAATATAAATTGGTATTTTTATATTCGTCCATTCTTACTGGTAACACATCTACCCAATTAATGTATAATTTATTGGCTGCTGTTTCAATACTCATTAGTAGTAATTCCAAATGATCGAGAAAATATTCTTTAATAAATGGTCTTTTGAAAATAGTAATATTATTACCAGTGCCATGACGAATACACCGATTAAATTGAGAATTATTGTATAATGGCATGCCTTTTTCATCCAATTTTAAATAAATATCCTCTAAATTTTCAAGGCGATGCTTATTATCATCAGTTTCATTGTCATCAATAAATGGTAACATGATTGCAACAACAGCCCTAAAATCTAATAATTTATTTTGTGTTAATTGTTCCCAAAGTATGTTTTCATTTTTTAAATTATTTTTCCAAAAACCAAATTTAATACATATAAAATTTATTATTCTAACAAGACTATCTAACAACAATTTTTTATCTTCTGCTCTGAGTATTGGAAAAATTCGGTCGATAACTTCTTTTTGCAAATATTGGTATTGTATATCACCTGGTTTAATCCATGTTACCATACCCGAAATATTATCCCAATTGTAATTTCTAATTATGTTATTTGTTTCCATTATACATATATTCTAATAAGAAACTTTGAATTTTGGTATAATCGAACCTTTAAAAAATATGTAAATGCATATATTTTTAGAGAACCGATTTGATAACATTTTAAGAATCATTAAAATATTGTATTAATTATATAATTAAAAAATGGATAATGTATATTGCCAAACGAATTTGATATTGGCTTATGTTATAATAATAGTAATACTGTTGATAATATTTTTTTGTTTGATCCCTAATCCATGCGCTAAATAATTTTTTTTTAAATTCTGGATATTCTGTTATTTAGCTTGCTCATTTTTGTGGTTGTTTTATCTGTATGTAAAGATAATTGGCTAATTGTATCTTGTTGCAAATGCAATTCATTATTTATGCCAAGACCAGATTGTTTGATACGATCAACAGAATTTGCAAGTTCGTCTAATAATTTGTCGATTTCATCATCCGTTTCGTTTTCCGTTTCTTTTTCGATTTGATTAAAATTTTTTGCCATACTGGTTATATGATTATTATTTTTTGGGGTAGGCAACGCTGGTTTAAAAATAGAACCAAATGATTCACTTATTTCTTTTGGTTTGGTAAAAAAATAATTTGTTACGTATCCACTAATACCGGATATAACATTCAAATTTTGGTTTGCTTTTTCCTGATTTTGATTAATGTTATCAAGATTTTGATGTAATTTCCGTAATTTATCGCCTTGATTCTCTAAATCGCCTAATGTTTCACCAGTTATTTGTTCGGATTCATGGGCAATTGCTAAAATGGATTGCAAATACTTATTGATTGGTATTTGGTTAGTTTCTTTAGATTCTTGCATTGTTTGTTATTGCAATATTTAATATTAGCCAATATTAAATATTATAATTGTCAAATTTTTGGAGAGTCAATTATTTACTAATATTCCTTGACAACAAAATTATTTTTATTTTTGTCGATCTTGGAAACAGAATATTTATTGAAGTGATCCAATAATTCGTATGGTATTAAATAATTTTTTAATAATTCATAATCTATTGGTAAGCCAATTTGAACTAATTCATTATACGGATACATTGACCATATTTTACTAGCCACTGTTTTTTCGTAAATATATATGGGTAATAGATTTTTCATGGTGTATAAAAAATTGAATATTAGATAATTTGGTTTAATCAGTTGGTCTACCAAATGCAAATTTTTTTCCAAATCTATTGCTTGTCCCAATATCATAATATCATTTTTGGGTATTACAATACAACTTCCAACATCACCGATTTTTAGTAATATACCGTGGGTTTCTATTTTAATGATTTTATCATCATATTCATAATAGATATACTCGATATCGCCTATATATTCGTCGTCCAAATATGAATTTTTGTTTAACCAGTGAATAAATATATTTTCGGAATGCATATCCACTGGTACTATATTGTTTCGTTGTAATAAATTATGTGTATGAATATAACTAATTGTTAAATAATCTATTAATTTGACTATATCACATTTTTTACCATTGGGTAATTCGACCTCATTCTCATCATTTTTATTTACCAATATGTATTTTATCAGGTGAAACAATGTGGCTAAATTATTAGTCCATTTGGTTAAATTTTTATTCCTGTCTCGTAGAAAAAAAAGCGGGCCTTCATTGTATCCTTCTAGCGTCATCTCAATATTTTTTAATAACCCGTGTCTCTCCATAACTATTTTGTCAACAAATGTATTATTTTTACTGCCGCAACTAGAATAACCAATCATAAATGGCAAATGCGGTGATACTTTTCTGTACCATAATTTATTGAAATATGACAATATCATAGCTTCCAAAGTGATGTTCACATAACCATAAATGTATAATTTTTTATCAATGGTAACAATATGAAAATCGCCTTCCTCATTAGCTTTTTTGACAACAATATTCATCTTGATTTTCTTTCCACTTGATGTAATTACATCTATCGTGCTACCTGGTTGTGATACGTAAACTTCACCATATAAACCTTTTCCCAAAATATTATCGCAATATGTTTGATTGTTAAGACTAGACAATAAATCTTTTTCGATGGTACTAAAATTTTCATTTTCAATAAACTCGACAATATCAAAAAACTCGTTTGTATCGGTATCAGTATCATTTTCACCTCCTATAATAATTGCATTTTGATTTTTTAGTTGAATATATTTTGCTTTGTACTTGGTATATTTTTCATGATAATTTACTCGATGCATTCAAATATATTTATTCGTTATATATTTATTTAAATTGATCGATATTTACATATTTTTCGAAGGTGGCGCGTATCGATCATTTCTTTTTCAACAAATATTTTATTTTATTTTTTTTTGTATAAATCAATTGGGCAGTCTCTATTATTATTTGGTTTAAATTTAGTACTATGTGTATTTATAATATTGATAATTAGTTTTTTGTAATGTAACATTGCTGCATAATGAATAAATGTATTACTATTTTCGTTTATTTGGTTTATTATTTCGTTCAATTTTTTTGTTTGTATCGATTTACAAATACTAATTATTAACATTAGATCATTTTCGGCATTCGAATACAAATAGCATTTGATAATATTAATCAAAAAATAAGAATAATCATGTCTTTCCATAATATTAAATAACAAAATGCTCAAATTATATTGTTGTTCATAAGTATAATTTTCAAAAGTCATCACTCTTTTGAACCAAAGTAAATCTTTGGTAATATCTAATTCGGGTATCTTGATGAGTTGATTTAAAATTTCATAACTTTGCTTAAATGAGCTGGTATTAAATGCAGCATCAAATATGGATAACCCATGCATATTTTTTGCCAAACTATTATTTGATGTGAAAAACACATTATTAAAATCATAGTTTCTTTTTTTGAGAACACACAAAAATTTTTCAAACTGGTCAGGTGCAATAATAGTTTTATGTGTATAATACATTACAAACGTGATACCTTTATTATCGGTATGATTAACATTCAATTCTAAATCAGAATCTAAAATTTTGATAATATTATTGAGAGAATTAATTTTGTAAATAAAATTTTGGCCAAATTCATTAAGCAAATTAACATTATTATGATTCATAATTTTGTGAAATATTCTCCCAAAACCATCATGAGTAGCCACCCTAAAAATAGCTACCGGATATAAAAAAAGTATAACATTAAATACTTTATCACAATTTTGCATCCGATATATATTATTCAAATATCGAACAAGATATGATTTAATTATTTTTTTGGTATAATCTTTAAATAATAATGGATTCATTTCATTTTGGGAATAACATAAATTAACAAAATTAGTAAAATTTATTTTTGCGGGTGGTTGTTGTGATGATGTATTTTTTTGTGTTCTTTTTTAAAAAATTGCATGGAGTTTTTTTATTATCAAAAAATTCAATTTATTGGGATGTATGAATTATTAAAAAAATCAATTTTTTAAAAAATTTTGAATAATTAAATTCTAATGCGAAAAATGACTTAATAAAATATAATAGAAGTTAATATAATGTCCGATAGTATTGGTTCATTTCTTAAAACCATCGATAATGAAAAACAGCCAACACCAAAAGTTTATTCTAGAAAGGTATTATCTAATTGGACAAAAAAAAAATTATTTTCGTACCAGGAAAAACATGTTATTAAATTGATTACCATCCTACTAACATATAATATCGCATTGGATTCATCCGATACTGGTATTGGAAAAACATATGTGGCCGCATCAATTTGCCGAGAACTTGGACGTAGACCAATAATTATTTGTCCAAAGACTCTCATATTTAATTGGATTTGTATTTTGGAATTTTTTGGTGTAAAACATTATGATATTGTAAATTACGAAACAATTAAAAATGGTAAAACATATTGCAATGATAAATATAAAACAAGAAAAAAATCACCTTTTGTGGATACCATCGAACCTGATCCAGATGATCCGCATAAAATTTTTTATCAATGGCATGTACCAAAAAATGCGATTGTTATATTTGATGAAGTGCATAGATGTAAAGATCCTTCAACAGATAATGGAAAATTATTGGTATCTACCAAACAACTTATTAACCAAAAAATTCCAATTTTATTATTAAGCGCAACTGTTTGTGAAAAGTTTACCGATATGAAAATTCCATTTTATCTTTTTGGATTTATTCCCAATACCAGAAATTATAATCATTATGTTCGTACTCTTGCATTAAAGTATCCCAAATATCGTGTTAAAAAATCTAATTTTCAGAAGACATCCGATTATAAAACAGCAAGGGAGAATGCCCGATCGATGACTATTTTTGAAGAAATTAAGGATTTCACCGCAAGAATTACAATAAAAGATCTTGGTGATAAATTTCCGGTAAACCAAATATGCTGCCAACAATTTATTGCCGAAGAATCTGATACTATTTCGGAAGCATATAACCAAATAGCTGTACATATGCTAGAATTAAAAAATAATCCCGGTAAAAATCATTTGGCTAAAATTCAAAAATTAAAACAAGAAATTGAATTAAGAAAAGTTCCCATTTTTATAGAACAATCTGGATTATATCTGGAAGAAGGTAAATCTGTTGTTATTTTCGTTAATTATTTAAATACATTATTTATGTTGGCAGAAGAACTCAATATACAATGCAGAATATACGGCTGTGATAAAAATGGTGTTGGACAAACGATGGAACAACGGCAAAAAGCGATTGATTTATTTCAATCCAACGAGGAACGTATTATTATTTGTCAAATGAGGGCAGGAGGTGTTGGTATAAGCTTACATGATTTATATGGAAATCATCCACGTGTTTCATTAATTAATTTTCCTGATACAGCAACCGATTTACTACAAGCATTAGGAAGAATACATCGTTCCGGTTCCAAATCAATAGCATTACAAAGAATTATATTTGTGGCAAATGTAGAATATGAAAAAAAAATTATGGATAATATCAATAAAAAATTAACAAATTTAAGTGCAACAAATGATGGTGATCTAAATAGTTATAAGTATGGTGTCAAGGAAATCATAAGAAAGACAGTACCCAAACATAATAAAAAAACTATTGTCGATGTATAATTTTTTTTAATCTAAATTAAAAAAAATTAACAATTAAATTAATAAATCAGTTCTATTTCTCTTTTTTTGTATTCTGTTCCATAAAATAATAAATTGGTTACTGTTATAATTGCAATTTAACAAATCAGTTATTGTTTCCAACTCCAATTCATCATTACCTATTTTTTTTGATTCGTCATTACATACGATTGTGTCAAAATCATACTCGACAAATTGAATGTTTAATGGTTCAAGCAATTTAACAAGTTCCGATATTTCTTCTTCAAATCCACAATCATGTTTATCCTTTCGGTATAATAATCTGGTGTATCTGCAAAATAAAGTATTTTCTTTATAATATACATCATCTTCCACAAAATTAAAAATAATATTTTGGTTTGTTTCCTTATAATAATATGCGTACTTTTTTTTTCGTTTATTGTATTCCATAACACTCATTTCATTTTTAACAGATAATGGCAATGTATATACTATGGTTTCGTCATTTTGTAAACAAACCGAAATTAAACAATATTGTGCTCCATAATTGTCGCTATCGGAACAACAGATTCTTCTGCGATTCCCACCAGATTCCATGCTTGTTACCAAACTACATACCGATTGTATTTTGTTAAATTTAGCTATTGCTTTTTCGACAGTATCAATAAAATGGTACGCGGGCTCTTCACTAATCTTAAACCAATAATGATAACGAGATAATTCATTTTCTAACAAATCTTCTTCTTCATACTCGTTATATTGCTCATTTTTGTTGTATGTTACCACATCGAAAATAGCATAATGATAGTATTCCATTGCCAATTTTCTAATAAATGGATCCACCATTTCACGAATATTTTGTGGTAGATGTGCCATTTTTTGTTATTATTAAAAAGAAAATATTATGTGGTTCTTTTTAATAAAAAATTCAATTTTTTTAATAATAGGAAAGATTGAAATATTGAATCAATATTATCTAAACAGATGAATTCATATATTTAAATAATATAATGAATAACAAACCTAAACAATCTTTACCTCGTCTTATAAATGCGGTGGAAGATAAAGTAGTGACACGATTTCCTCCAGAGGCATCTGGTTATTTACATTTGGGTCATATCAAAGCACTTCTATTGAATTATTTATACGCTAAAGAATACAATGGAAAAATTATTTTACGATTTGATGATACTAATCCAGAAAAAGAAAATCAGACTTTTGAACAAGCTATTCTAGCAGATATCAAAACTTTAAATTTAGAATGCGATACAATTACATATGCTTCGGATTATTTTGATCAAATTATAGAATTTGCGCATACACTTGTTACAAATAATTTAGCATATGTTGATTTTAATTCTGGTGAGCAGATTAGTAACGATAGATCAAATTTCCGAGCCAGTCGTTATCGTGATACAAATACTGAAATAAACAGGTTTAATTTTTGTGAAATGATATCGGGAAATCTAACTAATTGTTGTTTACGTGCCAAAATTGATTACAAATCTAAAAATGGATGCATGAGAGATCCAGTAATATTTCGACAAAAAAATCAATCACATCCGAGACATGGATCAAAATATCTGGTTTATCCAACATACGATTTTGCTTGTCCAATATTGGATGCTCTTCAGGGCATCACACACGCAATGCGAAGTGTCGAATATAAAGATCGGGACAGTCAATATAATTGGTTTTTGGATAAATTAGGTCTAAAAAATGGATTGTATCCAATCATTATGGATTATGGGAAATTAATATTTTCTCACACAGTTCTAAGCAAAAGAAAACTCGCCAAATTAGTAGAATTTGGTTTGGTTGATGGCTGGAATGATCCAAGAATGCCAACAATCCGAGGTATTTTAAGTAGTGGTATCTAACTTGAACCGCTGTTATCCTATATTAAAACACAGATTATGAGTAAAGCCGTAGTCCTATTAACATGGGACAAACTATGGAATTTTAATACAACATTTTTGGATAAAATATCTAAACGGTTACACACAGTGGGCCCAAATATCGTCAAAATATCTTTGTCAGGTGACTTACCAGAGTACGTTGATTTAATAAATCATCCAAAAAATAATGCATTAGGAAAAAGAAGAATAATAGTTCTGTCCAATATATTGGCGGACCATGAAGATTTTATTGATGTTAAACTAAATGACAGATACACATTGATTGGTATTGGTAATACTATTGTCGCTAATTTGGATCCAATTATTCTACAATATAATAAAAATGACCCTGATTATAAATCAACAAAAAAAATTACATGGTTACCAGATGATGATACAAATATTAAATTGGTAGTACGATCATTTGGGCATTTATTATCAAAACCAAAATTAGATAGTGGTGATAATATACTTGATATATTTAATAAAAATTCTCTCACTGAAACAACATGGCTTTTCGAAAAATCGATTATTGAAATGGGCATCGGTTCTGTTTTTCAAGCCATGCGAAAAAATTATTGTTATGTTGATAAAAATAATGACAGAATGATAATTAATATTGTTCCCAGTAAAAATAATTAATTTATTAATTTATTAATTAATAAATTAATT